CAAAGGACCAATTGCACCGGGCGACATACTGCTTGTGCATCCCAATGCATTCAAATTTTACAACGACATAAAGGGTCGTTTAAGGAGCGGAAAGAGCTTCTTCAAGGATGATCTATTCTTTATAGAGACGGAGCAGTTCTTTTTATACAAGAAGGGTTCCACATGGAACGCTTACGACAGGTATTGTTTTGTGAAGCCATTACCTGCAATTGACTGCTATATAAAGAAGCCTTTTAGCGAGGAGCCTTTAATGGGCACCATGGTATATCCAAACGAGTACCTGATAAGCAAGGGCATAAATAGTGGTGATAAAGTTTGTTTTTCACCGGACAGTGAGTATGAGTTTACGGTTGACGATCAGAAATTGTACAGAATATACGACCATCAAATAACAATGAAGCTATGATTTTATTTACAATAGACGATGCATTGTCAAACCCTAGTGAATATGCTGCCAATGTTCTTGTTGGGGAGTTTGGAGACTTTCCTGATGGGGACAAGGTTTTTAAAAATATACAACCAAGGGATAATGATGAGGCGGCTGATTTGATATTAAGATTGTTCCCTGAATATTCTATCGGATATAACTTTGTAAGGAAGTCTCCATTGGGTCAGATTGAGCCAAACTTTATACATAAGGATGATATGATGGGAGATATAACCTGCATACTCTACCTTAATGAAACGCATCCTAAAGAAGACGGAACTACAATATACGATGACGAAGAACTTCCTGTATGCAAGGTTTATGCTAAATTTAATCGCTTAGTTGCATTTGAGTCTAATCTATTGCATTCGAGAAATATATTTGAAAACTTTGGAGAAGAAGATGATGCGAGACTTATTCAAGTTATATTTTTAAAAAAAAATAATGAGCAAGGAGACAAAGCTTAGAATAATAGCGGCAGGTCATCGTGCAGTTGACGAGCTGATTAAGGTTGCCGAAGAGTCAATTTTAAAGCATGGTGAGGACGAAGAAGACCTGTCTGCCGACAAGTTAAAGAATGCTGCAGCTACAAAAAAGTTGGCAATCTTTGATGCGTTTGAAATCCTAAGCAGGATTGAACAAGAACGAGAAAATATAGATTCTATTGATAAAGGAGAAAGCAAAACAGACTCAAAGCAAGGGTTTGCGGAAAGAAGGTCTAGATAGCGACTTATACCGAGAGTTAGTAGACTATATACCACAAGCTGCCTTGTCTAGAAAGAATAAGAGCAAGTCTTGGGAATATGGCTATGACGAAAAGTATGACATGGTTGTTATCTCAAAGACCGGGCAAATAGGCAAGATAGTAACCATATCGGGTGTGGTGATTGCTTTGCCTGCTACTCCCGAAAAGTGCCCTCAAAGACACGCCTCCAAGGCTGAGCAATATTGGGAAAGAGAAGAGCTGAGCAAAGATTTAGCAAGGATTCAGTCTATATTTCATTGGAACGAAATGCCATCTCAGTTTAAAGATCGTTGGATTGATTATATAGAACAGCAGTTCGAGAACAGAGAACATGGGGTTTGGTTTATGAACAATGGAGTACCTACCTACATCACCGGGTCCCATTGGATGTACCTGCAGTGGTCAAGTATAGATATTGGCTATCCTGACTTCCGTGAGGCAAATAGAATCTTTTATATCTTTTGGGAAGCGTGCAGGGCTGACTACAGGTGCTTTGGGCTAATATACCTTAAGATAAGGCGCTCGGGCTTTTCGTTTATGGCTTCTTCTGAGTGCGTTAATATAGGCACCCTTGCTAGGGATGCTAGGATTGGCATACTCTCAAAGACCGGTCCTGATGCAAAAAAAATGTTTACAGACAAGGTTGTTCCAATTAATAGTCGTCTGCCTTTCTTTTTTAAGCCTGTTATGGATGGTATGGATAAGCCGAAGACAGAGTTAGCGTTCCGTCTGCCGGCATCCAAGATTACCAAGAAGAACATGTACGACATACAGACCGATGAGATAGATGGTCTAGATACAACTATAGATTGGAAGAATACAGACGATAACTCCTATGATGGAGAAAAGCTGTTGTTCCTAGCGCATGACGAGAGTGGAAAGTGGACCAAGCCGGTAAACATCAAGGAGAATTGGAGGGTTACGAAGACTTGTTTGCGCTTGGGTAGCAGGATTATAGGAAAGTGTATGATGGGCTCTACGTCAAATGCCTTATCTAAAGGCGGTCAAAATTTCAAGGATATTTACGAGGACTCTCTTGTGTCTAGAAGGAATGCAAACGGTCAGACGAAAAGTGGACTGTATTCCTTATTTATTCCCATGGAGTGGAACATGGAGGGATTTATCGATAGGTACGGTATACCGGTGACTAGGAAGCAGAAAGAAAAGATACGTGGGATAGACAACGGTTGGGTGTCAAATGGTGCAATTGACTATTGGGAGGCGGAGGTTGACTCCTTAAAAAGTGATGCAGATGCATTGAATGAATTTTATCGTCAGTTTCCAAGAACAGAGTCGCATGCATTTAGGGACGAAAGCAAACAAGCGCTATTCAACCTTACCAAGATATATCAGCAGATTGACTACAATGACAGCATGATTAAGGAGCACTTTATTGTGCAGGGGTCCTTCCAATGGAAGGATGGTGTAAAAGACACCTCTGTAGTTTGGTCTCCAAATAAAAGTGGAAGGTTCTTTGTTAGTTGGTTTCCTCCGAAGCACATGCAGAATAACATTCACACAAGGGGAGGTATAAAGTACCCGGGCAATGAGCACCTAGGCTCATTTGGCTGTGACCCATACGATATATCTGCAGTGGTCGATGGTCGAGGCTCAAACGGTGCGCTCCATGGGCTTACAAAATTTCACATGGATGAAGCACCTATTAATGAGTTCTTCTTAGAGTATGTTGCTAGACCACAAACAGCAGAGATATTTTTTGAGGAAGTGCTTATGGCGTGTGTATTTTTTGGGATGCCAATACTGATTGAGAACAACAGGTCAAGGTTGCTATACCATTTTAAGAACAGAGGGTACCGTGGATTCTCATTGAACAGACCCGATAAGCAATTTTCAAAGCTGTCAAAAACAGAGAAAGAACTTGGGGGCATACCAAACTCATCAGAAGACGTAAAGCAGTCGCATGCTGCTGCTATTGAGAGCTATGTTGAGCAGTACGTTGGCTTTGACATGGAGGCTAAGTATAGGGAATCTGACATGATGGGAACAATGCCTTTTACAAGGACGTTAGAGAATTGGGCAAAGTTCGACATTAACGATAGAACGAAGTTTGATGCCTCGATAAGTTCGGGGTTGGCAATCATGGCAAATCAGAAGCATATGTACGTTCCTGAAAAAAAAGAGTCAAAAATTAGTGTTAGCTTTGCTAGGTATAAACAAGACGGCAACTTAAGTGAATTAATACGATGAAAAATTTAACAATAGATATAACATCTTCAGTATTTCCTACTCAAATGGCTACAGATGCAGAAAAAGCTTCTGACTCTTATGGCTTGCAAGTTGGTCAAGCCATTCAGTACGAATGGTTCAAAAAAGACGGGGTGGGCTGCAGATATTATACTCAATGGAGAGAATTTCATAGGCTTAGGTTGTATGCAAGAGGAGAGCAGTCTACAAAGAAATACAAAAATGAATTGGCTATTGATGGAGATCTTTCTTACTTAAACCTTGATTGGACCATCGTCCCTATTTTGCCAAAGTTTATTGACATTGTTGTTAATGGAATGTCTGAGCGATTGTTCAAAGTAAAGGCTTATTCTCAGGACGCTATTTCTCAGGGCAGAAGGAATGAGTACCAAAATATGGTTGAGACTCAGATGGCAGGAAAGGAGATACTAGAGAAGATACAAGAGAAGGCAGGAGTAGACCCATTTATGATGGCTCCTGAGAAGCTTCCATCGAATGACGAAGAGCTTCAGTTGCACATGCAGATTGCATACAAAACATCGATAGAGATTGCGGAGGAAGAGGCGATAAATACAATTTTTGATACAAACAAGTATGACGAGATAAGAAGAAGGCTTGACTATGACTCTACCGTTGTTGGTATTGGTGTAGCAAAGCATGAGTTTCTTCCCGGGGCAGGTGTTAAGATTTCGTATGTAGACCCTGCAAACGTTGTTTACAGCTATACAGAAGATCCTTATTTTAGGGATTGTTTCTATTGGGGTGAGATTAAGACGCTGCCTTTAACGGAGCTGTACAAGATAGACCCAACATTAACTTCTGAAGATGTAAACGAAATATCTCAGTACAGTCAGTCTTGGTATGATTATTATAATGTTGCTCAGATTTATCAAAATGACATGTTCTATAGGGACACATGCACATTGATGTACTTTAATTATAAGACAACCAAGAAGGTTGTTTACAAAAAGAAGGTTCTTGATAACGGTGGCGTTAGGGTGATTCAAAAAGATGACACGTTCAATCCGCCTACAGAGATGATGGAGGAGGGTAATTTTGAGAAGATAGAGAAGACTATTGACGTTTGGTATGATGGTATCATGGTAATGGGAACCAATATCTTGTTGAAGTGGGAACTTTCTGAGAACATGGTACGTCCTAAATCAGCAAGTCAGTATGCTATACCAAACTATGTAGCCTGTGCGCCAAGGATGTACAAGGGGGTTATAGAGTCATTGCTTAGAAGGATGATACCTTTTGCTGACCTTATACAGATCACGCATTTGAAGCTGCAGCAGGTAATCAACAGGATAGTTCCTGACGGTGTTTTTATAGATGCAGATGGTCTTAATGAGGTTGACTTGGGCACCGGTAATGCGTATAATCCTGAAGACGCTTTAAGGTTGTATTTCCAAACGGGTAGTGTGATAGGAAGAAGTCTTACGAGTGACGGTGATTTTAACAATGCAAGGGTTCCAATTACTCAGCTTACGTCTAACTCGGGCACTGCTAAGACTCAGATGTTACTTGCTAATTATAACCACTACTTAAACATGATTCGGTCTGTAACAGGGCTGAATGAGGCAAGAGATGGTTCTACTCCTGACCCTAACTCATTGGTTGGTGTTCAGAAGTTAGCAGCGTTGAACTCAAATACGGCAACAAGACATATCCTTGAGAGTGGGTTGTTTATATACAAGACCTTAGCAGAGGCTATAACTTATAGAGTATCTGATATTTTAGAGTATGCAGATTTCAAAGAA